GTGTTATCATTGATTGATGATGAGAGAAAAGGGGGAAATCATATGATTAATGCTTATCGTGAATTTTGGACAAAAATGTTTTCTTGGCATGCAACGGCAACAAGGACACAGTACTGGGTACCGCTAATTGTCAATTATTTTTTGGGTGGAATATTAGTTAGCATCTTGGAAAATATGCAAGGTCATTCAATTGAAGATATCTACACTGTTGGTGACTTGTCTACTAATTTGACAACAAGAATCGTCATGATAATTGTATGGATTGCTACTTTTACTTTGAAAGCACGCCGTCTGCACGATACAAATCGAAGTGCTGGTTGGATATTTATTGATCTGATTCCGATTATCGGAAATATTTGGTTCTTTATTTTAATGATTTTACCAACGACACCGGAATCACGCTGGACTTTGAATCAAAGTAATGTGAATTAGTAATAATTTGTGAAATAAAAAAACACCTAGATTATTTTCTAGATGTTTTTTTATTTAAACCAAAATTAGCATTGGCATAATCATTGGTTTGCGAGCTGTTTCTTTGAATAAGATTTAGGGGTACTGGTACGTAAGGTTTTTAGATACCCTTGTAGTAAAACTGTAGTAAATATTGAAAATTATAGTGAATTAAGAAGCGTGATGGTGTGCGAAATTTCCTTATTTCGCTTAACTTGTAAGAGGTGCAAATATGTCTTTTGAGTGATAGAGATATCTTTGTGACCTAGTCTTTCACTAATATATTCTACAGCAACCCCCTGAGAAATTAACATAGAAGCGTGGCTGTGTCTTAGTCCGTGGAAAGTAATCCTTTTGGGGATGTCTAATCGTGTTAATATTCTCTGCAGTTCACGATTGACACTGGATTGCTGACGATCAAATAATCTTTCATCGTTGTCTTTGGATAATGTAAGTAAGTAATCCGTTAACCATTCTGGAACATCTACAGTTCTGATTGAACTAGGAGTTTTAGGCTCTTTTACAATATTCAAACGTTCTTCATAAGATTTGCTGATATTGATTATTCCATTACCGATGTCATTAGGGGTAAGGGCTAATACCTCTCCCAATCGAGCACCTGATAAAGAAGCTACTAACATAATATCATGAGTTGGCTCATGGTTTTCTTTTAGATATTCTATAAAACATTTAAAGTCAGTATATTCTAAGAACTTTAGTGAGCTATCTTTGGCATTAGTACCATGCGGTTTTGCTCTTTCAAAAGGATTGACCCTTATTATTCCATCAGCTACGGCATCCTTTAATATGCCACTTAAATGTCCTTTGACTTTTTGGCTAGTAGCAAGAGAGTGAGAGAGCCCATATTCGTTTAAAAATTTTTGCGCATCGTGACGGGTTACTTGATCTAATGATGTATTTTCAAAGTATTCGCTAACAGCTTTCAAAGTCATTTCATAACCAACATGAGTTGAACGTGATACGTCTGTTTTATATGTATCAATCCATTCACTTATATAGGAAGAAAGAAGTTGTGACGGTTTAAAGTCAATGTCACCATCAATCTTAGATCCTTCCGTTTTTATAGCCCATTGGTTTGCTTCGGTTTTTGTTTTGAAACCTGATTTAGTTTTCTTTTTATATCCGCCTTGATAAGGGACGGATACACTAACGGTAAATGTTTTACCTCTTTTATATATTGAAGCCATACAAAAATCTCCCTTAAAAAGAGGGCTTATATCTGTTATAATCTAATAGAACGCCCCGTGCGTTTGTAGTATACTTTTAGCACACCCAGTGAACTTTTGCAGGTTGGGGTGTGCTTTTTTATTTTGCATTATTTTAGAGACCTCATTGTCTATTATGTACGCCCATAAGGGCATTTGTTAACGTAATTGAAATTCAAAATCAGAAGTATTTGACAATGAATCTTTATAGGTGAATGATAGGTTCCCATCAGAACCTGATTGTCCTACCCATGTGCCACTGTAACTAGCATTCGGGCTTAATGTTCCAGATGTAAATTGGTTCTGAACAAAATCATCGTCAACATAATCATTATCGGTCTTATTTCCATTATTACTTAATTGAAAGTCTAAAGGATTATACTCATAATCTTTATCCGAGTTGTTTTTTATCGTAACGTCAACAAAAACATATTGTTTACTGTTATCAGGCACGTTCATATCACCATCGCCATTTGAATACGAAACCTTAGTAACTGTATATTCAACTCCGCTTATTGAAGCTGTTTCTCCAACTTTGAAGTCCTTTTTTGCATTTGAGCTAGACGAAGCACTAGACGATTGTTCTTCAGATCCAGATGAACTATCAATTTTCTTTACTTCTTTATTATATGATTTTGTAGCCTTATCTAATGAATTAGCATATAAACCTTGAGTTGCTATAACTATAATGATAGTAGTTACAGATAAAACAGTTCCAATAATAGAAAGCAGCTTTTTATTTTTTCTGTTGATCACTAATGCAATAATCCCTAATACCAATGAAATTATGCCTAGGAAGAACGCAAAGTTATTTACTATAGGAATCCATGATAACAATAGCCCTAAACCACCAAAAATAATAGAAAGTATACCTAATACTTTTCTTTCTTTCATCTCTCAATCTCCTCAAACCTTTTATTGTGATTGCTTAGCACATAATTTTAAATAACGCTAAAAGGTTTTAAATTTTCTAACCAAACTTTTTGAACTAGATGTTCCATCGATAAAGGGAGACCTAGAGCATACATAACAGAAATATAATTAGGAAGATATTCTTCGTCTACACTTTTAAAGAACAGCCTTAGAGCGAAAATATGAGCTGATATTTCCTCATCTATTTTTGCTAAAGGAGAAAAAGCATAGATGGTTTGATTCTTGCTTTTGTGAAGCACGTGAAAAATTTCGTGAGCTTCAATAAACGTAGAATCAATAGACGTTTCATAATTATCATTATAAAAAATCATGTTTTTCTGAGGGTAGGCCAGAGGTGGATCATATTTTTCGACAAAAACATGCTTAACCTTGATGTTATGTTCCGCTGTAATTTTGTCAATGTTTTCCCGAAAAGGAGCTAAATTGTAACAGAAGTCATCTCTCATACATTAATCGTCCTCTTCACTCAATAGTTCTAATATCACTCTCTTGTACTTTTCAGAAATCGGTTTACCATCAAAAGCAAGCATTGGGTCGTGCTCTAAAGCGTATTTTAAATCTGTTTCTTTATTCGAAGACGAATAGCTATTCATGACATCCGTTCGTCCAAGCAAATAGTCGGTTGAAACATTCAAAACATCTGCAACTGAACTAATCTTATCAATAGAGGGCGTTTTCGTTTTCCATCCGTAGATAGAATTGATGCCCATGTTTGATTTTTCAGCTAAAGTTTGAAGGCTTATTTTCCTCAAATCAGCAACTTCTTTAACACGTTCAAATATAGTCATATTGGCATTTCTCCTAGCATTCGAGAAAAATATTAATTCTATCGAGTAATTTACTGTTGACATATTTATTCGATAGAGTTATTATTAACTCATCAAGTAATTGAGCAACAAAAAACAAACACTTGTAAATCTAACTTGGCGGTCTGATTACTAGGTGGCGCGTTATTTGTAGCTTATTTCGTATGCACTTAGTTTACTCTATCGAATAAATTTAGTCAATAACTTGATGAATAAATTATGCAGGAGGAGATTACATGCCGGTAGTTAGCCCAGAGGAATCAATAAGGAGAAAGACTCGTCGAGCGATTCGAGGTGAGTTGGACGAACGAGGAATGTCTCAAATAGAGTTGGCAAATATGATTGGTGAGCGTGAAGACGAAGTTAGTCGAGCAATCAATGGATACAAAGAAACACGCTTTGTAAAAATTCGCGAGAAAATCTTTAAGCTATTCAACATTCAAGACATTTAGAAAGGAAGTAAGAAACATGGCGTATAACGCAGGCAAAACAAAAACAGCCCAATTAATTGAGAGCGAAGATGTCGCTAATATAAAAATACGACTTAAATACGCTAAACACGAACTTGAACTGCCAGATGATTACACAGTAATTATTGTACCGAAGTATCAATAAGATAATATTCAAAAGCCTGAATTGCAACAGTTAAAACTTCTCCAGTTAAGTTAGAAGGCAATTCATCAACAGATGTAACTTTGTTGAAAGTATCAATAGCATTTTCACTGATCATGTCATTTGCTAAATCACCTATTGGTCTATCAACATCTTTAAATTCAGCTAACCAATCTCCAAATTTTATCATTGTGTTTCTCCTTTCATGTCATTAACTAAAGGATAGCACAAAACAAACATTAGAAAGGAAGTGATCGGATGGTAACGCAGCTACTTGCAAAACTAGATGAAATCATAAAGTTTTTCCACAAGAGTCAATTACCAGAAATCATGGATAAAACAGAGTTGGCTCAGTTCCTAGGAGTTGGCATAAACAACGTTAATAAATATATCTATTCAGATGGATTTCCTTATATCGAACAACCAAATATGAAAGATGGTTATCCGAAAAAGGCGGTTCAGGAATGGATAGATCAACACACAAAATTTTATGGAAGGTAAACAACATGTGGTTTTTACAAGTAGTAGCACTATTGATTGTCGTTGGAGCAGTTTTCTATCTAGGAATGCTGCAGGGTGAAGCGCAGTACAAAGAAAGTATACGCCGTCACCGTGATTTTCACCGTATGGGCGGTATGAGCAACGAGAATAAGTATTGGAGGTAAGATATGGCATCAGTACCAGATGCATTGAATTTTTATCAGGGTGACATTCAAGAAGAACCTGTTGGCTTTAAAGCGAGACTGTTTGACTTCTCTTCTGGTGAATATGTTACGAAGCAGTTCAGAACAGAAGGTAAAGCATATTCAGCTATTGCTGAACAGGTTGATAGGTTGAATGAAATCGCAATTGAACTTGACGAACAAAATTTTGAGCAGGTGTATAGCAATGAAATCCAATAACAAAGATTTGATAGCTCAACTCGAAAGAATTCAAGGAGATGTTGATCGTATTAATAATCAATTACCAGCCAATATGAAAACCGTTAAATACTACGGCAAAGATGTTACAGCATTTTTATCAATCATGATAGGCAGGATTAAGAATGTACGTTAACTACGACTTAATGATTGAACATGCTAAAGGTGAATTAGATAGATCAATTAAGGAATTAAGATTCTATCGAATGTACACCTCAAAGCTAGAAACTGGTTTTACCAGAAAGGAAAATATTCGCAATCTACAAAATAGAAAAAGAATGTTTGAACAACGAGTTCGAATGTTAGAGGAACAGAGAGGTAAGCATAGTGAACAGATTACGTGAATTGAGGCAACAAAAGCATTTTTCAGTAAAAGCTGATCTATCTAGAACGGAACTTTCAAAAAGAACAGGCATATCAACGAGCATGATTGAAAGTATTGAAATAGGGCGGAGAAATCCTGGCATCAAAACTCTCATAGCTCTTGCTGATTACTTTGATGTATCAATTGATTATCTAGTTGGAAGGAGTGACGTTAGATGAACAGATTGAAAGAGTTGAGAAATATGCGTTCTTTGACACTAAAAGATATTTCAAATGAGACAGGTATCAAAAAAGCCACTTTTAGTAACTACGAACTTGGACAGACAGAACCAACACTTGAAACTTGGCTAAAATTAGCCAACTATTTCGATGTAGACCCAGAGTATTTAGTTGGTTGGTCTGATATCAAAAGAAAAAACGCCCAATAACGAGTGCAATCGCTATGGACGTAATAAAAATTAAAGTTAGGTACATTATAACACATGAAATCAGAAGCGCTTTTACAAACAAAAATCATCAAGTTTTTAAGGCATGAGGGACGGTTTGTGATTAAGACACAAGGTGGCACACCTGGAACAGATACAGGGACACCTGATGTAATTACAATCTATCCCGATGGACGATTTATCGGCTTAGAAATTAAGCGCCCAGACGGTAAAGGGGTTGTCAGTCCTGAACAAAATGCAGTAGGAAAACAAATCCAACGTAATCAAGGACTATGGTATGTGATTGACAGTTGGGAAAAGTTTGAGGAGGTATGGCGAGATGTCACAACCCTCATTTAAGTTATATGACGCACAACAACAACAATTAGATAAATCAAAATCAACTTATTACTACATTATGAAAATGGGAACAGGTAAGACAGTTGTTGGCTTATCACACGCCATGAAATGGTTTCCTGATAAAGATGTGATAGTGGCTGCACCTCGACAAGTGGTTAACGCCATGTCTTGGCAGAAGGACGCAAAGTTAGTTGGCTTTAAAAACAACTTACAAGTTATCACAACGGACGGTGTTAAAAAGTTAGATAACATTGATGTTCAAAACAAATTGCTGATTGTTGATGAAGCTCATAAGTTCAAAAATAAATCAGCACGATCAAAAAAATTAAATGAATTGCTAAAAGCATCAGCAGGATTTGTGTTTCTATCTGGAACACCAACTAATGGTAAGTATGACGACCTAGAAATGTACGCACTGTACTTTAGACATGTTCGTACCATGAAGCAGTTTAAAGACTTATACAAGGTAGCAGAAACGCCTCATTGGAGTAAATATCCTATCTGGCATGTTGGGAAGAATGAGCAACAGTTGATTGACTGGTTTAAGACAATTACATCAGATGTTGTGGCTTTAGATGATATTGCCGAACTACCTGATGTGATTGAAAATGTTATCGACTTTGACCCAGACCGTGAGTACAAGAAAACGAAGATGTCGTACCGAAAAGACGACAAAGTTATCTTTGCTAATCCAACAGCTAGACGTGTGTTTCAGAGACAAAATCAGAACAACAAAGCAAAACTCGAATGGCTTGATAGTGTCAAAGAAGAATACGCAAAAGACAAAACAATCATCTTTTACACGTATGACAACGAACTTGATTTGTTGAATGAAACGTTGAAAGATTACACGGTTGGTCACGTTAATGGTCACGAGTATACACCAGGCGGTGACTTCACATTAATCCAAATCACAAGTGGTTCAGGATTGACGTTGAACAAATATAAACACGCAATCTGGTGGTCACTACCTGATAGCTTCATTGACTTTGACCAGTCAAAATATCGCAATTATCGTATCGGTCAAGACACTAAAATCACACGTGATTATCTAGTGGTTCATGGCACGATTGACGACAATATCTGGAACGCATTGATGTTAAAACAAAATTTCAATGCAGAAATGTTTGAGGATTAGATTATGACAGAAACAGTAGTACACGTCACAACTTTAGAGCAATGGAAGTCAGTTTTAGATGTTTGGTATAAACAGGGACATTTTTGGTTATTTACTAACACAAAATATCAAGAGTCAATATTTGAAGATGGTGGAAGATTTTTATTTTCAGGTGATTGCGGTGATTTCATTACTTATAGTGTGCCTAGTCCTAATTCTAAACCATTTATCGAATATTCAGAGTTCATGGCACAACAGAAAGAGGATAACAAAATGGCAACATATTATGTAACAAAAGAACGATTTGATTTGATTGAAGAATTGAAAAGTTTACCAGCGCCACTTGTAGCAATCATGAATAAAAAATATGGAATTGAGACACTATACAATGAACTACCATTGAATGATATAGAATGGTTTAAATATTTGTCGGGGAGTAATCAAATCGAGTTCAGGGTTAAAGAGCAGTTGTATCGTTTATCACGTGTTGATGACGCAGACGATAAGGTTTACATGAGGTTTACTTCATCTGGTAACCCTGATTGGACTATGGACAAAGACGTAGCTTTCACAGCACCAATAGAAGAAATCAGAAAGTGGAAAACGCCCGCGTGGGATATTGAGAAGGTGGAAGTATAATGACAATTCACATGAGCCCGACAAGGGCATTGAAATTTAGTAAAAACCCATTGCGTGCCTTAGAAGACTATCAAGGCATTGACAAGTGGTGGGAAGGTAATGACGACGCTTTGCATTATGGCAATATAGTTCACAACTTAGCAGAAGGTCGACGTATGTTGAAAGGCTTTACAGATGATGATAAGAAAGCAATTATTTCATCAACTGGTAAAACTAAAGGTCAACTGAAGTCAACCTATAAGGACGCCATTACCGTTGGTAATAAGCTACGTAATTACGTCCTGAAAGTATCACAAGGTGGTTTAGCACAATTTGAAGTATCAATTGATGAACTAGTTAATTTGGAAGGTATTGAGTTCAACGCAACTGGTCGAGCAGATATGATCACAGCTGATGCAGTATACGACTTCAAAACAGTATCACCACAAGACTTTGATGGATTCTTAAATTATAAAAGTTTCCGTGATGGTCATGAAAAAGACTATCTAAAACAAATTTCTTACTACGCTTCAATGTTTGATAAAAAAGAAGCACACATTTTGTACATCAAAAAGGATAAAAATAAGCCTTTCATCTACGATTATCAATTATCGAGCGTTGAGATTAACACTTATGCATCAGAAATGATTGAAGAAATTGAAGAAGCAGTCAAGGTAGTAGCTGGTGAAATTGAAGCATTAGCAGTTAATGACGGAAGCCAGTGGGCTTATAAGCACTTTGGAGGTGTGATTAATGATTAAAGTAAGTAAATTTCAAGAAATAAAATTACGTAAACCAGCGCCTAAAGGTATCGCAGTGTATGGCGAACCAATGGCAGGTAAGACAACGTTTGCGGGCAAGTCGGATAAACCATTGTTTATCTCGTTTGACCACAACGCAGACAACGCAGGATATAACGCTGTTGTACCTGAAACATATCAAGATGTTATCGACATTATCGAACAAGCACCTGACGCAGGTTACAAGACGTTGGTTATCGATACAGCGGAAGACATGGCCAACCTGTTAGAACTCGAGGTATTGGAAAAGCATGATGCTTCAAGTCTGAAAGAAGCAGGTGATTATGGTGCAGGATTTGGTGAGTTTAATAAGATGTTTAGCAATGTGATTAGTGCCTTAACTAAGTCACCATTAACAGTTTATTACTTGTTACGTGCCAACAACGATGAAGACGAAGGGCTTGTGATTGTCCTTAAACCCAAGCTGTTTAACATCATTGGCGGTTACTCAGACGCTTTGATTGAAATCAATAACAAGCACGAAGCCAAGTGGAAGAAAAAGCGGTATGACTGGGACGATAAGGCGTTGCCAGCACCATTGAACAACATTATTGATCCTGCCAAAGCTAAGGCAGCAAAACTCGCAGAACTCGGATTATAAGAATAGGAGACTAAGAACATGGCAGTAGATATGGAAGATTGGTTTGAAGGATTAAACGCAGAAACAGAAGAACCATCAGCGTTTGGATTTGAAGACGGTGAAACAGAGGCGACATTGACAGATGTGTCATTATTTGAAAGTTCATCATCATCTTGGAGTGCGGTACAGTTTGAATTTACCGACAAAGAAGGTAACACAGATAACGGATACCGTGTATCAATTTCAAAGAAGAAGACAGATGGTAGCAAGATACCCGCAAAGATGTGGCAACGTAATGTTTTCCAATTGATGCGTCCATTAATCTTAGCTAACCCTAAATTTAAGGCAGTAGTTGACTTAGACACAATCAATCAAGGTAATGCAGCAGTAGTTGAGGCCTTGCAAGTATTGGTTGATAAGCTAGAAGTTCGCTTACAAAAGACGACACCAGAACACAAACCAAATGAAACAGTATTCCCCGAGTACACATTCTTAAAGCCACTGGAGTTCTAAAATGGCAACAAAAAGTGAGGCATTAAAATGGTTGGCGGCTGGATATGACATTACACCTATACAAGTTAGTTTTGATGAGAATGGTCACGCAAGCAAAAAACCGTTTTTGTCTTACGCTACCGATAAGGTGAACAAGTTATGGGTGCTATCGAATTGGAAAAAGACTTACGCCATTGGCTTAGTTCTTAGTGGCGAGGATTATGTCGTGTTCGATTTTGATGACATGAACACCTTAAAACAGTTTGAAAATGAATACCCAGTTATTAAATCAGGTGTTCATGAACAATCTGTTACAGGTCGAGGTGTTCACGTCTACTTTGAAAACAATGAGGGCTTAACGCAAGTCATTGATATCATCAAAGGTTTAGACATCAAAGCCAGTAAAAACAATTATGTAGTGGTTAATCCTGAAACTGATTTAGATGAGGTTACAGAGCTTCCAGAAGTGTTATGGACGTTTTACCAGACCAACAAATCAAACGGTCGTAAGGTAGCAAATAACAACGATTTGAACGACTTTACAATACATGAATTAGACATGATCGTAGATGGGTTTGGTGAAGAAGGAACACGCAATAATAATATGAGTTTATTGGTTTGGACGTTGATTAGTTTAGGTTTTTCAAAACGTCAATTATATGCAGTCGTTAGGTTAGCTAACAGTCATTCTGGATTAACTGACAGTGAAATAGAAAAGACGGTTGAAACGTCTTGGAGGAAGTGGACGAATGGCAACTAAAACAACAGTATTAGCAGAAACAATTCATGACAATATCGACATTCAATTTGATGAGTTTTTAAACGAAATATTTATCAAAAAAGATGTAGCAGGTCAAGAAGTGTTGATTGAAGCCGGTCGTCTAACCGACAGCAAGGTGTTCTTAATACAAGCGTTTTTGGAGCGTAAGTATGATATGTCACTGACACAATCAAAGCTATATGACGCCATCTCTATGACGGCTAGTCAACATGTGTTTTCTTCAGTTTATGACTGGATAGAATCAAAGTCATGGGACGGCGAAAAAAGGCTGTGGGATATTGGTTCAAAAGTATTTGGTGTTGATGACCCAGCTGTTAATCGAGCGATAGGCATTTGGATAACTAACTTAGTAGGTGGTGCTTATGGTGTTGATACAGGTAAGTTTCAATACACATTGGATATTATTGGTAATCAAGGAACAGGTAAAACATCATTTCTGAAACGATTGGGAGATATTTATTACACTGATCAGTTCATGTCTTTTACTAAAAAAGATGACTTTGAAATCATGATGAAAAACTTGATTGTCAATGATGATGAAATGCAAGTGACTGAATTTAGTAAGGATAAGATATTTAAGAAGTTTGTCTCAACCAGTGAATTTAGTTATCGTCCTGCTTATGGCCGTAATAACGTGACTAAGAAACGCCACTTTGTTATTGCCAGAACCACTAACGACAGTAGCTATTTGACTGACATCGGTGGTAACAGACGTATTATTCCTGTGATATTGAACGATGCCAAAATAAAAACACCTGCTTATGAGTTAACAGATGATTGGTACGAAAACGTATTAGGTGAAGCTAAAGAATATTATATCGACTATGCGATTAATACTATTGATGATATCAACCAAGAGATGAACACGATTAGTTTTGCGAAGGTAACTGACAACTTGAACATCTTTGCAGAAGTAAACGACACAATCATGAACGTACTAGATACACAATATTTTGGAATTGAAAAAATTAAAGTCACTGATTTTGTTAAAGACGTTGAGAACGAACTTTACAACAACATGATTGAGTACAATCCGAAACTAATCAAGAACCAAATTAACATGGTCATGCAACGAGAAAATTTTGTTAAACAAGCAACAAAAATTAACAACAAAACAGTTAGAGCTTACGTGAAAATTTAGATTGTTGGTTACAAAATTGACTTTAATTAATTTTTCGCAAGACAAAAAGTTACATAATTCTTGTAATTTTACCAAAAAAATGTAACCGCTGAAACAGTTGGTATTAAAGGCAGAAACGGTAAAAAGTTACAAAGTTACATCAACTATATATTAATTATATATATATTATTATACGAAGTTAAAAGGGGTAACCGTGTAACTAAAAAAGTAACCAGAACAAATAGGAGAATAAAAAATTATGCTACCAGACGAAGAAAAGAAACAAACACAAACAAATCAAGTTACTTTGACAGCAACTTATGATGCAATTCAAATCAAAAATGGTGTCGTTAAAATGTCTGTTCAATTTGATCTAAAGAAAAATGCACATTTGTTGGAAAAGCTATCAAATGAGAGCGGTAATCCAGTAATGTTAGGAATTGCATTCCAACAACAAGAAATGGACGTTTAATAACTAGCAGTAGGGAGGGTGGAGGCATAAGGAAAAATTATGAGAAAACTACAAATCACAGGACTAACAATATCTATCTTGCTAATGCTAATTAGCGTTATCGCTGGATTGTTCATGGTTATCAATTTTGAATTAGCGTTGACATACGTAATTATTTTTGGTCTTGATGCAGCTATGTTTTATGTATTTATGAGGAAGGGTGATTAACATGAACGAATGGCACAAGAAATTCACAGTCATTGAAATACTTTTTTATAAGTGTAGATAGGCTAGTATTAATACTTGTATGAAAATACCAAATACCGAAATAATTTTGGTACCGTGACTATGGATAAGAAATCCAATTATTAAAGTAATTGATAAGAAAAAAATCATTGAATATATCAAAATGTAAAGTATAAGTTGTGTCATATATATTAAATTGACCTTTTATTTTTTGGTAATTATATCATTAAAAGGAGCAAAGCGTGGCAGATAGAATAGACAGATACCTAAGTGACTATTATTCAGGTGTAATCGACATGCAGATTAAGCTACGTAAAATCGAATTACAGACACCTGAAACAGTAGATGAAAATGTAGGCGGTGGTACTGCTCAAAACAAAGAAAACCGAGTTCTGGATAATCAGCTAATCATTGAAGAAAGTGATTATGCGTTACAGTCCTTTATTCGTGACAAGTGGTGCATGTCTAACTTTTTGAAGATACTAACGGAGGAAGAGAGAGCCATGCTATCCATGCGATATGATCGTAGACGCAAGCGTAGTTGGAATCAGGTAGCTGGAATACTTTCTAAGTCAGAGAGCCAGTGTCACAGAGATTTGCAGAATATTAAGCAGATATATCGAAAGTCGGTATTTGCTTATCAGCCAGTGGATAACTCAGAGCAGCAAAAACATGCGAGTTTCTAGACAGTTTTTGACTTAAAAACAGTGCAATAATGGTATTGTTAATAATTAAGAAGTCAATGATGTGGTATCATCTTTCTTGTAAAAGGAGAGATGATTTATGAGCAAGAAAGAAATTACTTTGTCGCAAGTTGTAACTTGGTTTTTGACAATAATTGCTGTTGTTATATCTGCTTTTAGTGGTATATATCAATGGAATCAAAGTAAAAGGTACAGCGACAATACAAACAAAATTCTGATTAATTCAGCAAAATTAGCTGAATATGATTTGGATCTGATGATTTATAAAATTGACAATGGCGGAGATGAAACACTTGATTATGGTCAATTTAGATTTCAACTTGATAGTCTTCAACAAAACTTTGAAACTATTGAAGCCATAAATCCAACAAGTTTGTCTAAAAATCAAGCTATGAATTATCAAGTTTATCGTCAAAATCTTAACGCTGTGATTTACAAGGCGACATCATATGTGAATGCGTTGAGGGTTAACCAAACGGAAACTCCAAAAGACACAGACAAGCTTCACGTAGATTTGGGAGCAAGACAAAATTTCTACCAAGGTGTCGGCAGTTCATTGAATGTAATTAAAAGTGATTTAAAGGTGCTCGAAAATAATAAATCGTTGTATGATCAAGACTATAAGAAAAATTCCAAAATTTTGGAGGAACAAAAATGAGTGAAATTTATATATATGGGCCAATGGTTTTATCTATAATTGCTTTGGTGATATCCACTTTTCAAATTGGGTATACAGTTGGTAAAAATAAAAATAGTGGCAAAAACTCGAAAGATAACTAATAAATCAGACTGAAAATGACCTAGAAATTAGTAACGTATAGTGTTAACATAGTTTGTAAGGTGTCTCACATAAATACTCCTATTACCGTATTTAACTTCTTTCTCATCGCAAGAAGTGAGGCACCGTACATAAAATATGTTAGTGACAAAGGTAACTTTGTGTGCTAGCATTTAACGTGTGGTAACCCAAGCATTCTATACTCTCCTGAAAAAAGTATTGATAATATCATAAAGTGATATGGGTCACCAAGAAAGCATCTTAACGGATGCTTTTTAATTGGCAAAATTTAGTAGTAATCGCTTTCAGAAGATGCTATTATTAATGAGGTGCCTTATATTGGAAGCAATATTCGTGATGTGTTCTTCTATGATTATTGTTGGGGTAAGGCATCGTACATAAAGGAGAGATAATTATGATTGCATTACATATTTTCTTTGGATTAATGATATTAGTTGGTGTTATTATGACCTCAGTGTCATTTCAAGGAGATACTGACAAGTTGACTAAACTTCAAAAGTTTTCGTTGATTTTCACAACTTCAGCGATTGGATTGACCGTAGTAGCTGTCACAGCAGTATCTGGGGCGATTTACATTGCTTTAGTTATGTTCGTAGCGTTAGCTCTGTATGAGTATTATGCATTTCTGCATAAAGCTGCCCAGAAATAAATTGAATATTTTAAAAGCTCAACCACGTGAATAGGTTGGGCTTTTTGTTTGGAGTTAAACATGAATGAAGCAGAGAAGAAACTACGCAAGAGACGTAGACATATCAAACAGGCGACTGATGTTAATCGTAAGCAGGCTGACATGATGAAAACAGAGAGTATCGCACGTCATGAACGTTCACGTATTCAGGTTAGGTCAGAAGTGATGGAGAATAGGCAGATTGATTACAAGAGCCACATGAAGTGGTTAGAGAATTAACGGCCTACAACGTACTATGATGTGAACAACATTTAGGAGAATATATATGGCATTCGCAAGAGAAGACATTAACTTTGAGAACATCAAACGTGAATCAGATATAGAGATGTTAGTTAAAAACATGGTGCAGACCAATAACATGATCGCTCATTTGAAAGATGAACAGTTTGAAATGCGTAATGAGATAAAAATGCGTGATGAAATTATCAGCAAGCTTCAAGATGATATTCGACTTCTCGAAAAAGAGAAGAGATGGAACATGTTATGGCACAATCGTTTAAATGACTGTATAGACAAGACACAAATAATTTTTGGTATCTTATTTCTGATCAATATTCTTTTTATTTATTTCATGAGTAGATGAGATAATGTTTTAGTTACATGAACGATTCCTATAGTATAATAACTGCTATTGGAGGTTGGAGAGATGAAGTTAATTAAATGGTGTAGTCAACACAAATGGACTTACATATTTTTTATCTTGGCTTTTATCATTGTTCCCGTATTGATTGAATATATTCCACTTTTCTTCGGTCAACATCTGATAAAAGGCGATTGGTTAAGCTTTTGGGGTAGTTATTTGGGCTTTTTGCCAGCAGGTTTGATTACTTATATTGTCCTAGAGTTTCAATTCAAGAGGCAGGAGGGTATAGATAAAAAGAACTTTGAAGAACAATTAAAAAAACAGAAACAGGAATTTCTATTTGAAAAAAGATTTGAAGATTTAACATGGGCTAGAAATTCGGCAATGAGCATTTGGCTCGCGTCATCAGAAACAATTTTTGTTTGTGAGAGTGTCGAACAAAGTTCTGAAGGAATGGTTTTTATTTACAACGAAGTTACTAAACACTATAACTTTATTAAAAATAATCACAATGAATTGGCATCTTGGATTGAAGAACAAATGACTTCAGAATCGGAAAATTATGATTTTAAAAAAATGGATATTATTGCCACCGAGGCAGGAAAAAGATTGTCTCAAATCAGACATAACATGGAAAATAAAAACGTATCAGAAGTATTAAAATCAGCAAAAGCATTTAGGAAATATTATCGAGAGTTAAAAAATGCCATAACTTTAGAAAAAACTTCAATAAAAAATGAATTAATTGATTAAGCGCTATAAGCGCTTTTTATTTTGCAGTAAATACTTCTGCTTGATAATTCTAGTAGTATAATCGATTTATACAGGATTAAGGTGATTTTTAATATGAGAAAAAACGAAACTTTGAAAAAACTAAACGACATAAAAATAACGGCTCATTTTTGGAATTGGTTACCAGACATACAAGTGGCAATTGAAATCTACGAATCACGAAATGATGCTTATTCTGTATTACTACCTTTTTTCTTCACATATCTTGAAGAAACAATAAGGTCAACAACCACAGAATATGGAATGCTTGATCCGCGTAACCAAAGTAATAGAAAAAAGAAGGTTGGGAAAGAGTTAATACAATTTGCAATATCTGAGAATAGTGATAATCCACAACTAGTCCATATATTAAACGATATATTGGAAAATCATTATGGTAAGTTTAGTCCTTTCGAAGGTGGGCAAAACCGTAATAATGTAGGACATGGGGTAGTACACCCAAGATTTTGGACAGAAGAAGATTTTGAAAATGTTGTAAATGACATAGCAAAGTTGTCACCCTATGCAGGATTTTAATTCAACGTTAATTTTAAAAAGGAACTATAATTGTAGTCATAAAGTGAGGTATGAGTATATGAAGTTTGGAATGAGAACACCATCAATCAAGAAGTCTATTAGTGCTAGAACAACAGGACGTGCTAAGCGAGCAGTTAAGTCAGCTATTAATCCTGCGTATGGTAAGAAAGGAACTGGCTTCATAACCAATCCTAGTAAGTCAGTGAAAAATAGTGTTTATCATAAGACAACCAAAAGTGTTTGGAGTTTGTTCAAGTGAAGTAAGCTCAGCTCATTAAATTGAGTTGGGCTTTTTGTATACATAAATTTAAGGAGAATAAAAATTATGAATGATGCAGTAAATATATTTCTTTGCAAAGATAAAATGGACGTGATTGCAAGCATGATTAGTTATGCAGACAATCAAAAGCGTCTTGGCGAGAACGTGAAATCTATTCGTTCGCGAGCAACCGTTGTCGTTAATGGCAGTTGGGTCACTAAGTTTGTTAGCAGTCCTAAGGCTCTAGATGGTATGCACGTCCGTGAGATTACAGTCAGCACAAGAATGTCTACAGCTGGTGAATTAAGCAAGTTGAAAGACATGTTGAATATGGCTAGGCAAGGACGTATAGCTATGAAAAACGCACAGATGTGAAACGAATGGCTAGAGTAAAGATATGCCGTAAACCTGATTGTCACAATACCATACCTTATGCACAAGACAATCCATACTGTGAGATACACAAGGCTATGTATCGACCTAAGCCAGAGTTCAAACCTAAGTCATCTTATGAACGCAAGCGACGACAGCTTGAGTACAACGCTAACAAGCGTGACAAGGAAGCTAATGAGTTCTACCACAACAAGACGTGGAAGCATTTATCAGCAGGACTCAAGCAACAATCTATGTTCACATGTGAGTGTTGTGGACGTACAAGCACAACCAAAGGTTACTTAGTTGTAGACCATATCATCCCCAGAAAGATAGATAAGCGTAAGCAACTGGATAAGGATAACCTGTGGGTCATATGCAAGAGGTGTCACTGGTACAAGGGTATGCTTGAGGACGACGTATATACTGACGGCTTATTCCTAGAGAACATAGACACTAGCAAGTCGTGGGGTAAGAATGAGGTAAGACAATGGATATTGGATTCAATCAAACGTCATGATGAATGGAAAGATGATTGATGTTGATTAACATTTGATAATGAACTTAGTTATCATCATTAGTTATTGGTTGTTCATCATTACAAGTTATTGTTCATCAAGGAAAGGAATCGATATGAAGAACAGAACGAAAGCTAATCAACTAACAAACGAATTGATTAGATTGAAATTGTTGAATAAGAAAAATAAAACGAAAATAATTTCGTTTGGAGATAATCAAGATCAAGGAGTTGCCTTCGTAAACGCAATAAAACGGGTTAACGCGTTGCAAAGCTGGAGCCGAGTTTAATCGTACGGTTTTTACAGATTAATTTAGCAGTATATTTGATTATTATTCGGGTACAAATAAAAAATACCCCCGGGTGGGGGCAAACGGAGGGAGCGTCACAAGGTGGCGTCCTCGTTTTTTGCAAATGCAGAAATCAAAAATTTTTGAATGGGCTATTTTAGAATTTGAAACGTTGTTATATCAACGTTTAACGTGTTGTTAATATGCTTTTAGTATACCACAAACTTTTGACGAAAGGGGGTGTTTGTTTGGTAAATAAGCGCAATTCTGGACGTAAAAGGAAGACCGGTACTGATGAAACCATCAGATCTGACCAACGTGAACGTAATATTGAGTTTCAAGAAAAGCAAAACGAACTTACTGAACTACAAGATAACCCCCCTCGTCACTTAGATGGGTACGGAGTAACACTATGGCGAAAGTTGGTTCCAGAATTAAAGCGACTTGGAACAATAAAGCAAATAGACACTGTAAATTTGGAAGCTTTTTGTTCTTTATATGGAACATATAGAATGGCTGAATCAGATGTTCAAAAGAATGGCATATTCGTTAGTTTTGAAGTTGATAAAAAAGAAATCGACCAAGAAACTGGTGAAGAAGTAGTCGTAGGAAAAGAAACACAATATGATCGTTCAAAGAAAAATCCTGCTTACTCAATAATGAATGATAGTATTAAAACCTTAAAATCATTAGCTGTTGACTTAGGATTATCGTTTGATGCAAGGTCTGGTCAACTAGTTCCAAGTGACATTGGTGTTAAGGAAAACAAGCAAGATAATTTAAGGTTGGTGAAGTTCGGTGCAGACATTTAATTTAGTAGGTGTAACAGACATTAAGGGTGCTGTTAAATCAGAAAAAAGACGTTATAAACGTTATTTAGATAAATATAATGATCCAGCTACTCAGTATGCTTTTGATGTTTTGTTTACTGATAAGTATATTGCTGGTCGAGATGCGCAACTAGCTTGTTTTAGACATATGCAAGACTTGGGTAGACAGCGTGACAACGATTTTCCATATCACTATGACACTGCATATGTGACTATGATTGAAAACTTTACAAGGATACTACCTAACCCTGATAATTTTAAGGTCACTTTGAAGCCTTATAACTGGCAGTCGTTTATATTAGATAGCTTGTTAGGTTGGCGCACGGAAGAGAATGGCACAAGATTTACCACGTCTAACATAAGTGTTGCTCGTAGACAGGGTAAAACATTTATCGCATCCATGTTGGTCAACTTTTATTACTTTATGGTTGCTGCGGAAGCAACATCACAAGATTTTCTAGTTGCTAGCTATGACAGCGAGCATGCCACTAAGTTATTTAACGATGTTTCCATTCAGGCCAAGAAGTTATTGAAAATGCCAGAGTTTTCTGCTTGGGCTAAAGAAAATGATGTTGATGCACAAACACAACAAGTAATAGGGCGTATCAGCAAGAACACCATTCGTAAAGGGACATCAGAAGGTGGCGGATTCGATTCATTTCACAATGTTATTGCTGTTTATGATGAAATTGGTAATCTTAAACCTGATAAAAACGAAACATTACGACAAATAACATCTGGTCAAAACGGTATAAAAAATCGTATGTTTGTCAAGATATCTACCGCTTATCCTAATGCTAAGGTTAAATTCAAAAAAGACCAAGATTTGATGCGCAAGATTATGGAACAAGATGATTCGCGTGAAGCAGATAATACATTTCAAATTATTTATGCTCAAGATAGTGAAAATGAAGTATTTGAAGAAAATACTTGGAGTAAATCAAATCCTAACCTGAACGAAATGGACGAGGACAAGTATAAGTCTGAAATAAGTAGTTTGATTAAAGACAGAGATGATGCTGACAGAAGTGGTGAACTTGCCACGTTTGTTAATAAATCATTGAATATTTGGAGTCGTAAGTTCCAAAACAGTTATTTATCTCTCGAAAACATTCAGAAGAATATCATTGATGATTTCGATATTTATGGCCGTGATGTTTATATCGGTTTTGATGGCAGTCAAAGTAATGATAATACCTCATTCGGTTTTATATTCCCTTATCGTGAAGTGAAAAGTGATAAATATTTTTGTAAACAATTCAGTTTTATCCCTTTTGCACAAGCTAAAACGATTGAAGCTAAGGAAAAACAAGATGGTTTAAATTATCGCGAGCTTGAAAAACAAGGGCTGTGTGAAATAACTAGAAGTCCAGAAGGAACTATCAATAAAGACCAAGTTTATCATTGGTTAGAAAAATTCGTTGCTGACAATGACTTGAAAGTAAGGATGATAGCACTTGACCCCAACTTATCTGATTGGCTATTAAAACGTATCGAAAATTACCACGATGAATGGCCTGTATCTACCGTTCGACCAACTTCACAGGTGCTGTCTAATCCAACTAAAGATTTGCAAGCGCAATTCATTAACGGAAACGCTGCTATTTTGAATGACCCACTTTTGATTGACGGATTCACAAATGCTGTGTTGATTGAAGACAGAGGTGGAGCCGTTAAGATTGATCGTTTGAATAGAACAAGTGATCATATCGATACATCTGACGCATTGGTCAACGCACATACTGGAGCACAGTTCTATTTTGAAGATTTTAAAGGGGATGATTATAATCCGTTTAATGATTTGAGCCGTGATGAGAAAAAAGATTACTTTAAGAGGATGTTTGGATGATAGTAAAAATTATGAAAAGTATATCTAATTTTTTTGATAACTGGCTAGCGGCAATACTATTTATCATAGGAATAGCACTGATTGATATCGGTGCTTTTTATTTTAATGTAATTATTGGTTTTATCGTTTCAGGACTGCTGTTTATAGCCATGGCGATAATTCTCAATATGGAAAGGAGGGAATAAATGAATGGGTTTAATGACTTCGAGAAATCGACAACATAAAATCAGTGACACAACTTATCCTAGTACACATGGATATGATCCAGTTATTTCACAAATAGCAGGTCTTCCTGTTGGATATATAAGTGGTGCGAACGCACTAAAAAACAGTGACATATTTAGTGTAGTTAATCGAATAGCTAGTGATATTGCTAGTGCTAAATTTAAAACTGAAAACACGTATGTTAGTGAGCGACTTAATCAGCCTTCAAAGTTGATTGGTCGTTTTTCATTTTGGCAGGGTGTCATTATTCAATTGTTATTGAGTGGTAACGCTTATGTACCGTTGGATTTGGATTATTTAGAACAAATACCGCCATCTTCGATTATCAGCATTGATATTGACAATGCTAATCAAGGCGCTGTTTATACATTAGCTGAGTACAACAACCACCCTGAACGCAAATTAACACAAGACCAGATACTTCATTTTAGGCTAATGCCTGACGCAACCTATCAATATCTTGTGGGAATGTCACCGTTAGAAAGTTTGACCAAAGAGTTGACCGTTTCAACAGCAAGTACAGACCAAAGCTTGAACTTGATTAAAAACCGTATCACGCCAACTTCTGTTTTACAGATTAGTAACGCTTTATTGGAACAGGGCGATGCAGATGCGGCGCGTGAAGCGTTTGAAAAAGCTAACAATGGTTCAAATAATGGTCGGTTAATGGTTTTGGATTCCAATTCTACGTTCAGTCAATTTGAGATGAAAGCTGATGTATTCAAAGCGTTAAACAATAACGCAGAGTATTCTGCTAATCAGATTAGTAAGGCGTTTGGTGTACCTGTCGACATGTTAGGGGGTGGTAACAGTACAGAAAGTCAACACAGCAACAGCACACAAATCAAGAACTTGTACTACGAGAACTTAATCAGTTATGTAGCCCCAGAAATTGATGAAATTGCTTTGAAAATGAATGCATCAGATTTAACGCTTGATATGCAATATGTAGATGATGCTACCCGTGTTAGCCAAATCAATGACATGGTTAAAGTTGGCACTTTGGGTCAAGCACAGGCTGAATTCATGCTGAAGCAATATGGTGTGTTACCTAATAATTTACCTGTCTATGTTCCATCGACGCAGGGGAAAGGAGAAAGTGAATGAAGTTAGATATTAAAGGCATGATCACTAATGATGATGATGCAGAAATCTATCGTGATTGGTTAGGCATGACTGTTACATCACCAGCTGATATTTTAGGTAAATTACCTACTGATGGTTCTGATTTAGAAATTGGAATTAATTCAGGAGGCGGAGAAGTTGATGCAGCGAATGAAATTTACACAGCGTTACGCAACTATCCTGGTAAAGTTATCACTCAAGTTGAAAGTTTAGCCTATAGCGCTGCATCGATTATTGCAATGGCTGGTGATACTGTTCAAATTTCACCAGTTGCTCAGCTAATGATACATAATGCGTCAACCTATGCCGGCGGTAATCATAATGACTTGGATAAAACATCTAATGCACTGAAATCTACTGATAGGGCCATAGCTAAAGCTTATTCAGTAAAAACCGGACGTCCGGTGGATGAGTTCCTTGCTTTGATGGATAAAGAGACGTGGATTAATGCTGACGATGCATTAGAACTTGGATTAGTTGACGAAGTAATGACTTTTGAAAAAGAGCCAGTCACTAATTCGGTTAGCGATGTACTACCTCGCAAAGTCATCAATCGTATCAAAGATTTGGTTGGTGAAAATAAAAAATTGAAAACTAACGCAACTGATAGTCAACCAAGTGAACACGACAAACTCGTGCAAGCTAAGTTGGCTATTTTACGTAAATAAGGAGAAAAATATGACGAAAGAACAACTACAAGCGGCATTCCGTGACGCTAGCACTAAGGCATCTGATTTGAATGCTAAATTGAACAACATGGTTCAAGATGATTCTGCTTCAGTAGAAGATATCAAGAAGGCTCAAGATGACTTAACGGATGCTAAGACACGCCGTGACATTTTGAACTCTCAACTAAAGAGCTTTGAAGACGTTGAACCAGAGCCTAAAAAGCCCGGTAAAAAGACTAATATTTTGGACAATAAAACTGCTGAACTTGCTGCAAAAAAGCAAGGTATCAATGATTTCATTCATTCTCGTGGTGCAAAAATTTCTGATGCAGTTTCTTCACAGGTAACATCGTCAGAAGTTGGTGTATTGATTCCAGAAGAAATTATTTATGATCCATCTGCTGAAGTTGACTCCGTTGTTGACTTATCAACTTTGGTTAATAAGACACCAGTTACTACTCCAAGTGGTAAGTATCCTATTTTGCAACGTGCTACTGATCGTTTTAATTCTGTTGCTGAACTTGCTGAAAACCCAAAGCTTGCTGAACCTGCTTTTAAGGAAATATCTTGGGAGGTCGACACATATCGTGGTGCTATTCCACTTTCTGAAGAATCAATTGCTGACACACAAGTCGATTTGACAGCATTGGTTGGTCAATCAATCGGTGAAAAGAAGGTTAACACTTATAACGCCTTGATTGCACCAGTTTTGCAAGCATTTACTGCTAAGTCAACTACGAGTGATATATTAGCTGACCAAGTAAAGCACATTTTGAATGTTGATTTAGATCCAGCTTATGCACGTGTTATTATTGCTAGCCAATCATTCTACAATGCCGTTGACACATTGAAAGATAAGAACGGACGTTACTTACTTCAAGAATCAACTGCATCATTAGCACAAGCATCCGGAAAGACGTTGCTGGGAGTACCGGTTTATGTGATTGGTGATGAACTATTTGGTAACGCTGGTGACCAAAAAGCATTTATCGGTGACACAAAGCGTGGTGTTCTATTCCCTAACCGTCAAGAAATTACTTTGGCTTGGGAAGACAGCAAAATTTATGGCCGTTACCTAGGTGCTGCTTTCCGATTTGGAGTTAAGCAAGCTGATGACAAAGCTGGTTACTTTATTACTAATACTGATTCAACAGGTTCTACAACAGGTAGTGGCGAATAAGGAGTAATTCATGGCAGATGAAACCAATTCCCCTCGTGCACCTTCAGCAGGTGTCACAGTTGGGGATATGCAAGACTATTTAGCTATTGATGGTGATGATGATATTCTTAAGAGTTTGATTGAATATGCTGAAGAAGATGCTCGTGGTTCAATCGACAGTGCTATAGAAATTGAAATATATCGCAAATTACCAATATTTAATCAAGCAGTTAGGACATTGGTTGATTTCAATTACTATAATCGTGGTGCTTTATCTGGTCAACAAATTGCTTATCCTAAGTCTTATCAGTACATGCTGAACAAAATCAGATGGAAGGTGGTCGGGACTAATGGTTAGCGGAAAATTAAAACCAAGTAATTTTATTGGAAAAGTTGAGTTTGGAACTGTTAAATCTGTTTTAAACAAAAGCACAGGACAAAAAGTGCCTACTTTTTTAGTTTCTACTAACCAAATGCGATATGCGCCACGTAGTCGCTCGATTACACAATCTGATTCTATTTTTGGAACAAGTATAAAAGAAACTAAAATAATTGCTGTACGGCACAATGAGAGCCTTACAGAGAACTTGAAAGTTCGCTTTGTAAAAACTGGTAAGGTTCACGACATCAAATATATTTCATCTGATGAAAGTAATACACCGGTTTCGTTTGACTACATCACCATTACTAAAGAACCACTGGGGGCATTTGATGGAACTTGATGATGCTTTAGATCAATGGATACGTAATGTGAACAAATTAGTTCCTAACGTTAAGCAGAGACAAAAGATTACGTTAGTTGGAGCGGAAGTCTACAAGACAAGGCTCCATGATATTACTAAAGCCAAACATTATGATGAAAATCATAAAGACACTAGTCAAGTAACTCATTTAGCTGATTCAATTGAAGTTTCTGGAACAAACATTGATTACATTCGTGACGGTACCTCGTTAGTTGGCTTTACCAAAAAAGGTATAAACCACGGTCGTATAGCAAGATTATTGAACGATGGCACGAAATTTATTCCAGGTGATCACTTTGTTGAAGATGCTAGGCGTAGTTCTCGACAAGCTGTGTTAGCGGCTCAATATGCTGAATATCAACGACTTTTGAAAGGTGGTAATTGATGATACTACCCATTTTTGAAGTTCAAGAACTCATAGAAGCAATGAGTTTTGCTGATGTTGTTTTTGTAACAAGTATCGATGAAGAATATCTCGAAAATGTCACCTCAACAGTAGTTCTTGTGACCGAAACGGTTAACGACTTGGATAAGAGAGCCAACAACCGTTTTAGAAACATGAATTATGGTGTTGAAGTACAGATATTTTACGGAATTAACTTCACCAAGCCAATTCTTGACACAGAAATATCATTGGCAAGGCTATTAGAAAAAAACGATTGGCAAACAACCCAATCTAAATCACATACCAATGACCCGAAGACTAATCAAGTCACTAAGGTCTTTTATTTTGAAAAAAATTATATTTTGGAGGATTAATTCATGGCAACACAAGGTATTGTTACCTCATATTTCGGATTAATTGACAATGCAACAGGTCAATTAATAAAAGGCGCTGATGGTTTGAGCGACACAGGCATCTATGAAGCAGACGGCCATCAAGATGCCACTGCTGAAGGTGCTACTCAAATTCAAATTCAGAACTTGGGTACTGCACCAACCTTGCAATACTCAAACAATAAGGCCAAACGTTCAACTAAGGCTCGTTCATATCCAACAGCCGAATTTACAATGCTTGATCTAGGATTTGAAGCTAAGCAAAAGCTGCTTGGTAAAATCCAAACAACAAGCAAAGGCTTTGTTGATGGTGAAAAAGAAGCGCACGTAGCGGCGATCGCTGTGACACAAACATTGGATAAGCAACATAAAATATATTATGCCTTTGCTAACGGGACAATGATCGAAGGAAACAAGACGTTGGGTACAAACACTAACAACGAAACTGATTCAAACGACGTTATGACTTTAACGACAATGAATCCCGTTGTTGATACTCAATTCGGGGGTGAGCCATACCAAGTTGCATCTGATTTGGTAGATGGATTTACACTTGATGCGTTAATGGCAGAAACCTTCCCTGGCTATTCAAAACCAACTGATGGCACAACAGGTCAATAATTAGTATTTTTTAACTCGCTTTTGAAATAAACAGTACATGAAAATGGGCGGGTTACATTTTTAGTTACTCATAGTTACCTTTAAACCTTGTAATAATATATATATATATTTATATAGTATTTTATGTAACTTTGTAACTTTTTGCTATTCGGGCTATGCCTGTCAAGGGATACAGAAGTTACATTTTTTTCGTAAAGTTACACAATTTTTGTAACTTTTTTGTAAGTTCTCATTTTTTAATTTGAAAAAATGTAACTTTGTCACTAAAAAAATACGTCGTTTTGTAACTAAATTTAGGGTAATTTTACCCGTACATATCAAAATAAAAGGAGCCTAGATCATGGCAGTTAATACAGAAAAAATTAAGTTGAATAAGTTCGGAATTCGCAAGACGGTATCTATAAAAAAGACATTTGGTTTGCGAGAAGAAGCGATTGAAAACAGCATAAAACTCGGTGAACTTGCTGATACTGAGGGTATGGAGTTTATTGATATCCAGAAAAATGAGTTGAAATCTAGCAAAATTAAGATGGACGTAATCAAGTCAATTTTTGGTATTTCTGACGAAGAAATGGACGAACTAACCCATAGTGTATCATCTAAACAATTTTCAGATGCTTATGAATATGTAGAACTGATGATGATGGGCGTTAGCGAAGAAGAATACGAAAATCTTGTTAAGCTTGCTTCTGAAAGTCAAGAAGAGGTAAATGAAGAAGACCCAAAAGAAGATTTGGTCGAATAAGAAGGGAAGTATTCGACAAGAAGAACCAACTTGAAGAGGTGCGTTATTTAAAAAAACAACTTTTTAAAGAATACGGTATTTTGCCAAGTGATTTAGATAATCAGGAATATTTTTCATTCATGAATATGCTTAATGCAAAAGAGCCTGATAAACGTGCTGGTGATCCATTAGCTATTGCTAAACAAATGGGGTTGAATATACCGGGGGAAGGAGAGTAAATGGTTGAACGAATTCAGGCGGAGATGGCCACGTCTATTGCTTTAGACACTTTAAAAGCGACTAATAGTTTACGTGGTTTGAACGATGCTGTTACTTCTGTTAAAAACGCTTGGAAAGCTCAAGAGGCAGCGGCTAAATCATCGGGCGATTACTTAAAAGCATCGCAAGAGCGATACAACGGTCTGAGCCGAGAAATGGAAGCTCAGAAAAACAAAATAACTGAATTGCAACAACGTCAAAAGGGCTTAGACACCTCTACAAAAGAAGGTGCCGAGTCCTTTTTAAAATACGAAAGAAACATCCAACAGGCTAATCAAAAGTTAGCTAGCTTAGAGTCTCAGCAACAACGTGCTAAATCATCAATGGAGTATCAAACCAGTGGATTAGCAAAGTTGCAACAAGAATATAAGCAGATGAATCAAGTTTCTGATTCGTATGTCAACCGTTTGAAAGCAGAGCATAATACTAGAGCAGCTAATATTACTAGCGCTAATAATATGAAAGCCTCGCTATCAAACCTCTCCCAACAGTATGTTAAGCAATCAGAAGAGCTGAAAAGAATTGAACAAGCAAGCGGTTCAGCTAGTGATGCATACAAAAGGCAAGCTGTTCGAGTAAATGAAACGGCAACAAACGTTGCCAATATGAAAAATGAGTTGAAGTTAACTCAAGCAGAAGTTAACCGTGCTAATCCTTATGGGTTAAGCAAGTACGCAAGCGGAGCTAACGGTGCTTACCGTGCTGCTGAAAAGATGGGAAACGGGTTCCGTACCGCAGGTCAGAAAATCAAAGACATGGCATACAGTAGTAGCATTGCTATTGTTGGTATTGGTGCTGTTTCAATTAAGGGTGCTCAAGCTGCTACTAATCTTCAAGAATCTTATGTTAAGACATTAAATTTGGCTACAACAGGTGGTGAAAAAGCTGCTGAAGCTCAAAAAAATGTCAATCAGATGCAAAAAGATGGCGCAAAGTATTCCGTTCAGTATGGTAAGTCACAACAGGCTATTGCTGAAGGATATCAAGAGTTAATCAAGCGTGGTTACACCTCAGCTGAAGCTCTTGGTGCAATGAAGTCTGAATTACAAGCATCAGTAGCATCAGGTGATGATTTTAATGATGTTTTGAGTGTTACTTCTCAGGTTGTTGATGCGTATGGTATGCGTACTGATAACGCTGCTAAGATGACAAAAAACACTAAAGAAGTTGTTAACCAGTTAGCTTATGCCGCTGATATGACAGCTACCGACTTTCAATCTCTTGGTAAGGGGATGGAATATGTTGGCGATTCTGCTCATTCAGCGGGATTTAAGCTATCCGAAACATCTGCCGCCATGGGTATTCTTTCTAACCATGGTCTTGAAGCCGATAAAGCCGGTACTGGTTTACGTAAGGTTATTAACTCTATTACTGGTGCATTATCTGATCAAGATGCTGCACAAAAAGGTTCTGCTGCTTCAATTGATTCATTAAATGAAAAGATAGCAGACCACCAGAAAAAGATAGCGGACTATCAAGCAGCTGAAAAAGCTGGTACAAAGAGTTCTAAATCAGCTGCATCTGCCATTAAAACGCAGCAAGAAGCAATTGAAAAATTGAACGGTAAGATACAGGCAATTAAGTCTGGCGGTACCGGCGATATGCTCAGTAAATTGGGTATTAGTCGTAGTCAATTAGTTGATTCAAATGGTAACTTGCGTGATATGACAACTATCATGGGCGTTATTAACGAAAAAACTAAGAACATGGGTACTGCTCAAAAGAACTCAGTATTTAATAGTTTGTTCGGTACTACCGGTCAACAAGCTGGTATTATTTTAGCTCAAAACAATAAAGAATTAGATGAGTTAAATAAAAAAGTTGAAAAGTCAGCGGATGGTCAAGGTTATGTGGCTAACTTAGCTAAGAAGAACATGACTACTGTTAAAGCTGAATTGCAACAATTTAGCCAAGCTGGACAGGCTGTTATGATCATGATTGGTAAACAAATGTTGCCAGTCATATCAGAAGCTGCAGTAAAAATGGCTAAAGCTTTTAATTCAAAAGAAGGCCAAGATGGATTAAAGAAAATAGCAGATGGCGTAGCTTGGGTCGGCGATAAGTTAGTTGGCTTAGTTGAATATATTGGCACACATACTGGCCAAATCAAAGCATTTGCAGAAGTGTTTGCGGGAATATGGGCTTTCAAAAAGATAAGTGACACAATAGGTTGGATCAAAACAGCCATTGGTACTTATAAGGAATTGAACGGTGTCTTAAAAACAACGGCAGCATTAAATACGGCTGCCAATGCTACTGGTTCAGTAGGTGGTAAAGCAGGTGCTGCAACCACGATGGTTGAAACAGCCGCAACTACAAGAGCAGCCGGAGCAGGAGGCGGATTGGCAACATTATCTACTGGAGCTAAAGTTGCTAGTGTTGCCAGTAAAGTTGTGTCAGGATTAGGCATAGCGCTAACTGCTGCTGATGTAGGTGGAAGTATCGCTACTGCAATCAGTTCTAAAAAGTCTAGTGATAAAATCAGCGCTGCATCTAAGGGAGCTGGTGCTGTTATAGGCGGTGGTATTGGAGCAATACTAGGAAGTGTTATCCCTGGTGCAGGTACACTAGCTGGAGGAGCGATCGGTTCTGCTATTGGCGATTCGTTAGGAAGTACTAAGACAGCTCAATCAATTACGAAAAAGCTTAATAAAGCATTAAAAAAGGCTTTTTCAGATAATAAGATAACTATCAAAGCACCGAAAGTTGATGCTAAGGATGCTTACTCGGATTTGAATAAAGCTTCTAAAAAATATTATTCTGAAAAGCAAAAGCAAGATTTACAAGATATTAAGCTATTAAAGAAAAACGGTTACCTTACTGAACAAGAATATCAAGATAGATTAAAAACTATCAAAGAAGAAGGTAAAAAGGCTAACAGTGTTGAAAAACTAAGCCAATCTGATAGAACAGCATTGACAAAGTATTATTCACAGCAACGTCAAAAGCTTGAAACTTCATATAATAAAGCTAAGCAAAAAGACAGCAATAAATGGGATAGCATAATTGCTAAAGATGCTGCTAAGTATGGAGAAAATTCTTTACAAGTTCAAAAGGACTATAAAAAGAAAGAGCAGGCGCTTGCCAAAGACGATCAGGCCAAGAAAAAGGCTGTTAATAAACTGACTGTCAAAAATGCAACTGAAACAACTGTTGAAGAAGCTAAACTGCATACAACTTTGACCGGGAAAATTAAGTTATCTAACAACGAGCAAGTAAAGTTGATGGATAAGTTGACCAAGGATAAAGGACGGTTAACTAATAAGCAGTTACAGGATATTACTTCTAAGTCACGAGAAGAATATAACAACGTCAAAAAGTATGCTGATAAAAAGCTAGATGCTGCGCAAAAAGCTGCTGATGAACAACTCAAAAAGGTTACTAAAGCCGCTGACAAACAACGTGATAACGTTGTTAATGCTGCTAAAAACCAATATAAAGATGCTAAAAAGGCAGCCGATAAGCAACGCGATGACACAATAAAAGCTTCCGAAAATCAATTCAAAGGGAATAGTCAATGGGCTAAAGACCAACGTAAAAATGTTAGAGATTCAGCTAACAAGCAACATGATGAAACGGTTAAAGCTGCAAAAGACCAAAGAGATAAAACGGTCGATGCAGCGAATAAGCAACATGACGATATTGTCGGTAAGGCAACAAGTCAGAGAAACAAAACATCCAATGCTGCAACGCAACAGCGAAATGAAGTTGTTGACAAAGCCGATAAGCAGAAAAATAGTGTCCTTGATGCTGCTGGGAAACAAGGAAATGGCGTAGTTAATAAGGCTGTTCTTCAAGCTAACGGTTCTATGGAAGCTGCTTCAAAGCAAGCCAAAGGAACGCACAGCATTTGGAAAGGATTAGGCGATTTCTTTAATGGCTTAGTCAAAGGATTTGGTATTAAAAGCGTTGATGTTAAAAGTGGCGGTGATTTTGGATATAAGCCTGCTACAATGCAAGCATTCGCCACTGGTTCTCGAGGTGTATCAGGTGGGAAAGCGCTTGTCGGTGAAGCTGGTATAGAAGCGAGGTATTCACCTTACTCGGGCAAAGTTGATTTTCTAGGCACCAATGGTGCTCAGGTTGTTAATCTTAATCCCGGTGACAAGATTTTGAATGCTAGTGATACAGCTAAGCTATTCCAAGGTGGTTTAGGTAAAACATTACCAGGATACGCTAAAGGTACGTCTTCAATTGAATCGTTTTTGTCTTCAATGACTAAAGGCGCTTCTGATATTTGGGATGATGTTTCCGATGCAACAAGTGAGGCAATTGAAAAGTTAACCAATCCCGTTAAAACATTAACTGATATGGCGTCTAAGATTTTTGATGTCAATAAACTAGAGGTCGGTGATACAGGTCACAATTCATCTAGTGGAATGGTTAAAACGAGTATCGAAGATGGTTTTGGTAAGATGCTATCAAAACTCAAGTCTGGATTTGAATCAAGTGGAAACGCAGGCGGAGGCAAAGGAGCACCAAGTGGTGCAGGCGTTACTAGATGGCGTTCACAGGTTGTAGATGCCTTAAAGGCTAACGGACTTTCAACAAGCTCTTCAATGGTCGATAAGGTGTTACGTCAAATTCAAACTGAATCAGGTGGTAACGAAAAGGCTGTACAGGGTAACATAGGTGACGTTAACAACGCATCCGGTGACTTAGCTAAGGGGTTAATGCAAGTCATTAGCGCTACATTTAATGCTTACAAGTTTCCAGGGCATAACAACCCGTTTAACGGTTATGACTCATTGCTAGCTGGTTTGAATTATGCTAAGCACACCTATGGTAATGATTTGTCATTCTTAGGACAAGGGCATGGCTATGCAAACGGTACTATCACCAATACACCACATCTAGCAAATATTGCGGAAGGTGGAATGACAGAGGCTGTAATCCCTTGGGATTTGTCTAAAAAGTCTAGAGCAATGGAATTGTTAGGTGAAACCGTCACTCATTTTGCACAAAATACTAGTTCTAATACAACTGTTACTGAAAGTTCAAATAGCAATCTATCAAATGTGATTGAGGCTACTAATAAAACTCTAAATAGTGTGGTTGAGTTATTGTCGGGTATCTTAGGTCAAACTACAGAGGCTAACCAGTCAGTAGATGATATTGCTATGAATAAGTTTTCTAAAGCTGTGATTGCTAGAGCGGTTAGATCAGCTAATTAAACCAAAAACTCGCCATTAAATACACAATACTTCGGGGCGGGTTTTAGAAAGGAGTACATATAGTGAATAGTAATTTAAATAACGGCGTAAGCATGTTTACTTTACAAAATTCAAGAGGGGAAGTAGTTGATTTAGATTCAGACGATTTATTTGGTTATACTCCTACAGGTTTGGGAGCTGTTTTTTCTAATTCTTATAGTCAATACGACAGCTACTTCAAAACAACCAAGAAAACAATTCAACAAGGACAAATGTCACTTAATATTTTATTTGGTTCTGTTGAAAGCAATTCTTATCAAACTTTTTCCGACTTTGCTAGTTTCTTAGCCTATGAACCATTGACGTTAATTTATACAACGAAATCAGAAAGTTGGTATCGTGATGCAGTATTATCTAGTTTAACCAAAACAGAAATAGGCGGCACAACAGTATTACAAACCGATAAATTATTTGAACAGTTCACAATAGAGTTCATAAACCCTTGGTATAACAACAAACAAGGCAGATACAAGACGTATAACATTGACACAGGTCTAGCCATTTATGGCTCAGGCTTTTTTAATGAACAAGGTAATTTTAATCAGAACTTGATACTACAATCATCAGGTGAAAATGCATCAGCTGATTCAAGACCTAATTTATCAGGTGTAACAAATAATAATATCAACTCAACTATTTCATATGAATCTGATGGTATAACACTTACTTATTCTATGAATAACTCATGGGATTGGTACTACGCTTTAGCAGAAGCATGGGCTAATATGTCTGATTCAGTACTTAGTTTTGATAAGACTTACACAATCTCAGTCGATGTAAAAGGTACAGTTCCAGGTGTGGCATTCAGAGTTAATAATACATTCTCACCTACCACAAAGATTAATAATGACACGTGGACTAGAGCAGTTTACACGTTTAGTATCCCTAACTTAACAGGTGATAATCTAAATAAATTTTACATTCGATTAAATGCAATGAATGGTAACGATAATAACCCTACAGGATTCGTTAAGGGTCAAACACTTAGATTCAGGCACTTTAAGTTAGAAGAAGGCGACACGGCCACAGCTTACACAAGTGCCCCAGAAGACGGTGTAACAGATGCAAATATGAAATATGGATTTGGATTCATGGGCTTGGCTTATGACGATGAAAACGGTAATAAGCCTTATGTAGATGAGGCGCAAGTAGATATAACAAGTATTGAATAAAGGAGGTGATACTTTGGCATACCAACCAACAGACTGGGAACACGGCGATATAATCACAGGCGGAAAATTAAATAAAATTGAAAAAGAGCTAACGCATGTGGCTGATAATGCTACTTATGGATTTGGTGGTGCTCAATTATCAAGTGATGGCTTAACCCCTTTTAGTTATATCAATGTTGGTGACCCCATGCCTGCTAACCCACAAAAAGGTGATACAGTATTCCTTAAAGATGGTAATGACTTCCTGATTTACTCCTACAATGGTGAAGATTGGGTACTTAAAATAGACCCAGATTTAAGCAATCGTATTGAAGAGACTATCAAGACAGCTTCTGATAACACAGATAAAGCTATTGCTGATAATAACACCCAGATTAACGAAACAATTAACCAGGTAGCAAAAGAACAGGCTGATTTAGCTATCAAAGATGGTGATTTCAACAACAAGGCACAAGCTATGGCTGATAAAGCCTTAAGTGATGCCAAAGCTAATACTGCACAAGTTGCGCAAGATACGCTGAACTCAGCAAATAAAAATTTAAATGATGCAAAGACATCATTAACATCTGATTTGCAAAAAGAAATTTCTGACCGTACAGACGCCGTAGCTGCTCTGGATACGAAAGCTAAAGGGTATGCAGATGATGCTAAGAAATCAGCTACTGATGGAATAGCACAAGAGGCTAAGGATAGAGCTACAGCAGTATCTGCAGTCGACAACAAGGCTAAGGGCTACGCAGATCAAGCTAAGCAAGACGCCGTAGATACAGCAACAAGTGCAGATGGGGTTATTAATAAGAAAATTGATGACACGGCTTCAAGCTTAACGTCAACTATAAGTCAAAATAAAATTGATGCTAATGGTAAAATATCTACTGCACAATCAACAGCAACTCAAGCTTTAAATGGCCTATCTACTAAAGTTGAAAATACTGACTATGACAAGAAAACAGGTGATTTAACTACTCAGCTAAACGCAACAACAACAACTGCTAATCAATCAAAACAAGATATTGTAGATATAAAAAATACAAATTCTAGTCAAGATTCTAAAATTAATGGTATTGTTTCAGATGCTACCAAAACACAACAAACTATTAGTGATATTCAAAAATCACAAAGTACACAATCAGATAAGCTTAATCAGATAACAACTGATGTAAATGGTACAAAACAGGAAATTACTGACATACAGACAAAAGACGGTCAACAAGATACTCGTATGGGTACCATTGAAACATCTGTGTCTGGAGTAAAATCTGATTTTAGCACTTATAAAACAGACGCTAACGGTCGTATCAGCACAGCCCAAACAACTGCTCAAACAGCGGTAGATGGATTGAAGACAAAAGTTAACCAAACGGATTACAACATCAAGACTGGTCAATTGACTACTGATGTCAACTCGGTTACGCAAACAGCTAATCAATCCAAACAGGATATTGTTTCCATCAACCAAAAAGATGGCCAACAAGATTCCAGAATGAATACAATTGAAACAGACGCTAACGGAACGAAACAAACCGTAAGCAATATTCAGACTGTTCAAGGTCAACAATCAGGCTCAATTAGCACATTGCAACAGAGGGCTGACGGATTTGACGCTACTGTTACTAAAGTCAATAATCTGGCCGTTGGTGGTAGAAACTATTGGTCTTTTACAAATAAAATTGATGGACAACTAATATATCCAGATGGAAGTATTACAAATTCCGCAAGTGGACTAACGGCATATAACCCAAACTATTTTGATATTAAGCAAGGGCAAACTGTTTGGGTGACTATCTATAATACGATATCTACTAATAATGCAACTTTAGCTGGTCGTTTGGTTTACTATGATAAAGATAAAAACTTTATAAGTAGTACTAGTGATATTGCTATTACACAGGGTAATTATAAAAATATAGCCCCTAGCAACTCCGCGTATTTTAGAATTAGCCTATTCAAATACACTAATATCAAAATAAAAGTAGAAGTTGGAACACTTTACACGGATTGGACGCCAGCTCCAGAAGATGTAGATAGTGCAACTGCTAAAGCGCAACTAACTGCCGACCAAGCAAATACTAGTCTAAACGCTTATAAAACTGACGCAGATGGACGTATAACTAAGGCGCAATCCGATATTATTCAGACAGCTAAAGATGTTACAACTAAGGTTAGTCAAACAGATTACAATGCTAAAACCGGACAGTTGTCAACGGACGTTTCTAACGCGCAACAAACCGCGAATTCTGCTGTTACTACAATTGGATCGTATAAGACTTCAAATGATAACAGAGTAGCCGCCGCGGAAACTAAGATATCTCAAAACGCCAACGCCATCACATTACGGGCTACTAAATCGGATTTAGACACTGCAAAGTCTGACTATACAGCTAAGGTTGCGCAGGTACAATTAAATGTTGACAGTGTAACAACCAGCGTCTCTAATATCAATACCAAAGTTAATAATTTATCGGTAGGTGGTCGCAATTATTGGTCATTAACTAATAAAATCGACACAAAGTATATTGAACAAGACGGAACTATAAAAACATCGGGTTCTGGATTGACCGCTTACAACCCAAACTATTTCGCTGTAACGTCAGGAAGCACAATTATTGTTTCAATATTAGATACTGATTTTAGCGCGCCAACCACTCTAGCTGGAAGAATAGTGTACTATGATGCAAATAAAAACTTTGTTTCCGTTAGTGCTAATATTCCTATTACCAAAGGAGTATATCCTAAAATTATTCCAACAGGAGTATTCTATTTCCGTATTAGCTTGTTTAAATATACCGATATACGAACTAAGGTTGAGATTGGCAATATACCAACGGATTGGACACCCGCTCCAGAAGATACAGACAATAAATTTTCTGCACAACAAGTGACAATAGATGGGATAACTAACACTGTTTCAAGCCAAGGTAGTTCGATAAATTCCTTAACTACAAGGGTGCAAACGGCTGAGGGTACATTAAGTACTGCGACGAATAATATCACTGGATTGCAATCTAAACAGACTCAAACGGCTAACCAGATTACGCAGGAAATATCAGACCGTACTAACGGAGATTCAAACACGTTGCAGAGTTCTAAGGACTTTACAACAAGTTCAGTATCTAGTGCGGTCAATGGAGTTAACTCAACTATCACTCAAACCAGTGACTCACTCATTGCAAAGATAAATACTAAAACTGATTCAGATACAGTATTATCAATTCTAAAAGATAACTGGAGCATTGGTATCACTGATAATATCAGCAAAATTACTAGTGGCATTGTTGGTAATGCATCTCAAATGAGCATTATCAGTAAAAATGTGACGATTGATAGCCCCAATACTCAAATTAAGGGTACTGCATGGATACAATCAGCAATGATTGCTAACGGTGCTATAGGTAGCGCACAGATTGGTGATGCAACAATTACCAGCGCTAAAATAGCTACCCTAGACGTGGCTAAGTTAACTGGTAATGTTTCTAATTTCATCCAGTCAAACTGGAATGGGTTATATCAGTCAGTGAAGATTAGCCCAATAGGCATGACTATTAGTACATCACAAGGTAGTACAGCTCAATTTAACCAAGATGGATTAGTGTTAGATGGTGCTTTAGGTACTACAAACGTCCTAAACGGGCAGATTGAATTGATTAGCTCATCAAATGAGTATCTAGGTACATTCCAACATGAAACAATGCCAGAGCATGACAACGTAGACTATCTAATGATTAAACTAGCTGGATGGCATACATCTAAGCCAGGAGATTCAGACTATGACTTAAACTCAGACAGTTCTAACACCATTAGAGGTGGCGATGGTATTGGTTTCGGTGTAACTAACAGTGTAGGTACTTATGATATGAAAATGTCATGGGATTCTAGCCTAGTAGCAGGATATAAGGGACGTAAAGCAGGGTGGCATGTTGAAGACATCATGACGTGGCACCAACCAACTTACTTTGAGGGTGGTTTTGACGTAGCACAACAATTTAGTTCTACAGATAGAAGAGCGTTGCAAATCCAAGGAGCAACATTATCAAACGGGCATAAATGGTTTGGCTTCTTTGATACACCATCACAGGCTGGCTTTGGTACTGATGACACAAATGATGTTCTATTTTATGTCAAAGGTAAAAGTTATAGTTTGTACACAATGTTAAACAAATTAAGCATGTTGTAAGAGAGGTAAAAAATGCAACCAAGACAGGAAGACGTAATTAACAATTTACTGCAACAACTGACTAATCTAACTTACGTTAACGCACAGTTACAGTCAGTTGTAGCGCAATATCAAGCAAAAGAACAAGCACAGTCAGAACAAGAAGAGGAAATTAAATAATGACAATTAATAAAAGTGTATCAATCAACGCAACTTCACAAACAACAGATGGTCAAGCAATTGCTTACTTTAGCGCTAATGTTTCAGATTCAGGAACATCAAGCAACATGACAATCCAGAATCAAGATTTGTATGAAGCTAATAAGTTACAAGTGCGCAAAGATAAGACTGATTTCGATAATGCGATTTATGAAGTGGAAGATGCTCAAACATCTACAACAACAGCAGGATAATACAATACCTTTTTTGGGTGTACATATTTGATATGAATAGGAGGTTTAAATGGCTACTAAATATGGATTTATTTACATTGAAAGCAACGTAACAGGACGAGAAAAAGCTATCACGTTAGACAACAACAGTGAATACTATGGTGTTCAATCAGGTAGCCCATCTTTGGTAACTATCACAGGTAGATGCAATGTCTACCCAGAATGGCAGATTATCCAAGACGGTGCAGTCATAGGCAAGGCTAAATTTAGCTTATATCTAGCTGATAACCAGAGGTTAATCGTTAGTTCTTATCCAGAAGACCAGTACGCAAGAGTGTATAACACAGATGGCACGTTCAGTGATGTTAGTCAATTAGCAGACTTTTCAGTTAACAACTATCTAAGAGTGCCAGAAGGTACATCAACTTTATTAGCTTATTTAGATGAAAATGCACAGCTAGATGTGACATTCAAAGAAGAGAGGTTGATAGTATGAGCTTGGCACTTGATATTACAGTATTTGATAGTGCTAAATTAGTTATAAAAGGTACCTATAAATTATTCAGCTATGATATTCAGATGGATGCCTTAAGTAATGTTACCAGCTCATTCACGATTGATAAGAACACTAACATTATGACAGGTGATTATGTAGCTGTTAGACCAAACAATAGCACAACCTTAATGTATTACGGGCAGATTATAACAGTAGATGTAGATGATTCTAGTAACCTCATGACGTTAAGTGCTAACTGCATTTGGAACTTACTAAATGGTGACATTATTGTAGGTAGTAAGAGTGGTGATAGCTATGAAGCTCATATATTAAAGCTAATAAACAACTATATTAACTCTAATATAGGCACTAACTTACTCAATAAGGGGCTTACTAACTCGACTAACACAGCCTTTCAAGTAACCTCATCAGATGGAATTAGTACAAGCAATTTTATAGACTACTTAATACGTGGATTCAAACTACATAACACAGTGTTTGAAGTTACAGGAGTAGGGCAAGGAATATCTAATGGTATTCCTTTTTATTATCCAAAAATTGACTTTCATCAGGTAAAAGACACTTGGAATTTTAAAAATGATGTCTATGATTTCAATAATTGGGTAGTTAGTGATTCAAGAAACCTACGAAATTACAATAACGAGCTTTGGATCGTAGACCAGGCGTCGACAGACATGGAAAGCCCTACGGTGTTAGCACGCTATTGGCTCACTAAAGATGGCTCTATAAGTAAGAGCCTTACAGACAGCGTGGCTAAGCCTACACAGGTACAGATATATTTATTTGATAAAACAGCGACTGATAACCCTACTTACGAATCAATAGCACAAAGTAATTTATCAGCAAACACTTACTCTCATAGTATTCAATTTAGTGCACAACTAGGAAACAACTTCCTACCCCTAGAAAAAGTAAAGCTAGGGCTACAATCAAATATTTATTACGATAACACACAATATAAGTCAGTTCTTACAGCTTACAGTATCGACAGTAGTTCAGAGGTGGTTAACCTAACCTTTGGTAATCTACGCTTTGGACGAAATGACTTGTTTAGCACCACAAATTAGGAGGAATAGTAATGGCCATAACAATGTATATCAGTGATCGTGCTTTTGTCACACCGCGCGAAGTGGCATCAGCACAATCAGCTCTAGGCGGGGATACTTCAGGGGTTCTGAAAAGAGGTAATCAATTAAAAATTACAGTCAATGGGCTAACGGCAACCGTTGACACAGGGCAAGTAATCATTTTAGGGCGATTAGTCGAGGTTATAAGTCCTACACAGGTTACACTACCAGCTAACTCAAATGGTAATCTTTGCATCGTTGTAGACCTTTCAAAGGCTAACACAGTACAAGGACAAGCAGGACAACCCAACTATTACCCAACAATCAATCAAGTGTATCTTGGCACTGTTACAGGTGATTTAGTGCAAGAAGACCTCAACAATGGCGGATTCATTTATGAATTACCATTAGCTACATTTTCAACTACTGCTACATCAGGAACAGTAACACAAAGCAATCCAATGCTTAATGATTCGGGTTGGTTAAACCTAGATATTGCATCAACAGGAGCTAAATTGTGGTCTGATAATGGTAATCCTTGCTATGCACAATATCGTGTTAGAGATAACGTTGTGTTCCTACGCTGGCGTGGCGTAGACGTGGGTAAAGCAAATAACGGTAACCAGATTGGACGTGTACCATGGAGCCTGCGTCCAGATGTAGAAATTGCATCAGCATCAAGTGACATTGGAGCAACCTCAATTTATCCAGTTATCAGTTACATAAACGATACAACGACTTTATGGGTAAAAGTTGTAGATAATCATAACGGTAATTTGGTTGGTTCTATGAGTTATCCACTGCCAGTAGGACGTTAAGGAAGGGAGGTGAATAAATGCAAATGCCACATGATTTGTTGAGTTGGCTAAGTGTGGGGTCTATTCTTCTGGGTGGTTTGTGGTGGGTATTGAAGAATACCATTGTGGACTCAATTAATGGATTGAGAACGGATATGGCTAGCTTGAAAGACGAGCTAAAAATATCTAACAGTATCACGGACAACCATGAGATACGACTCACTAAATTGGAAACGTGGAAACACGATAAATGGGAGGTTTGAAAATTGAATAAATTAAAACGATGGGTAGTCGCTTCAATTGGAGCGGTTGCCTTTTTTGGTGCAATAATCACAGGTGTATCAGCTAATACTAATGGTATTGATGTCGCCAGTTATCAAGGTGATACAGCAAGTTATTTCAATTCGTTTAAGCAAGTTGACGATAACTTTACAATGGTTAAGCTAGGCGGACGTGGTGGCGGTGAGGGTGCTCATTATAGTAACCCTAAAGCCTACGCACAAATTCACAACGCTGATGCAGTTGGTATGCAAACAGGCGGTTACTTCTGGGCACAAGTAGGTGATTCAGTAAGTGAAGCTACTTATTCAGCTCAATTAGCCGTTCAAGACGCACAAAATGCAGGGCTAGCTAAAGGTTCATACATAGCAATGGATTACGAAGCAGGTGCTGGTGCAAACAAGGCCAATAACACAACGGCTATCTTAGCGTTCATGGATCAGATTTACGCCTCTGGGTATAAGCCTATGTTTTATAGCTACACTAGCTATGTGAACTCATACGTTGATTTAAGTCGTATTAACGCTCGTTATCCTAACGCTTTGTGGTTAGCTTGGTACTTAACTACAGCACATCAAGCAACACCACCTATGCAATATTTCCCTAACTACTCAAATGTGAAGATTTGGCAATACGCTGATAATCACTACGGAGTTGACGGGAACGTGATGGTCGTCGGTTCATTGGATAACAACAAGCCAGCCGAACAGGTTGCATCTAAGCCAAGTCAATCAACCAACACGCCAAGTACACCAGCTAAGACGCAATACGCTACATTCAGCGGTGTGTATGTCGCTGATTACTGGGTAGGTTATAACAACAAGATGTATGGTGTGAACTTTGATATGAGCATCAAGCCCATTGATTACAATAACTATATTCCTATTTCAGCTATGACATTGACTGACAGATATGGCAACAAGTTGCGTAACCAATATATTCAAGGTAACAACGGACGTATGGAGTACTTTACGTTAAATGGCAAATACAAAGTTATCAGTCAAACAGCTACAACGATTAATGTTGAAATCGGTGGTGAACCAGTCTCAATGATGAAGGCATTCGCCACAATCAAATAAGGAGAAAACATGGATACGAATACAATTACTAAATTAATTACAACGATCGCTATTACAGCTATTCCTATTATTGGTGCATATGTCAGTAAGGTGATTTTAGGAAACAAACAGGTTGTTAACCTGATTCAAGTGCTATCTCCATTAGCTAAGGATGCCGTAGTGGCTATGCAGAAATTGGGTGTCACGGAGTTTTTTGAAGGTGAAGCTAAGAAGTCTGGCGCAGTTAAAATTGTTACTAAAGCTTTAACTGTTTTAGGCTTTTCTGATGCAGACGAAACATTAATCAAGAATGCAGTCGAAAAAGAATATGCTTTATTGATTAATGAGTTAGATCAGACTTATCCTCAAATGACCGAGGAACAAGCCAAGACAAAAGAACAAGCTGAACAAAAGCAAAGTGAATTAGCTAAGGCTGATGAACTAGCAAAAGCAAAACAAGCATTAGCAGACGCACAAGCAAAAGTTAATGAATTACAAAATTAA